TAATTAAGAGGGATATACTTATGTCAATGATTAACACAATTTTAGTTGCTGAACAGGCAAAGCTTGAAGAAGCAAAGAGAATCGTAGAAGAAAACGGAATGACTTTCATCAGAGAAAGCAAGAAGTATGCTGGAAAGCATCCTGTAATTGATTCCGATGCATTCCAAGAGTATCTTATTAAGGAATGTGGCGGTTGCTGCGGTGATGATTGCGACGGCGAATATGACGACGGTGATGATGGCGATGTCTGCGATATTTGCGGCAAGCCTTGCAAGTCCAAATATAATCCGTTAACTGGTATGCGTCTTTGCCCGGATTGCGAAGAAGAAATTAGCGAATCGTAATTTATAATTAATTCATAAAATAAAAATAGAGGTTTCAAAACCTCTATTTTTTATATTATTATTTCTAAATTAAATTGCTCTCAAGAAGTCAGCAAATGCACTCATGATTACCTTAGAACCATGTTTGTCGACAATACTGTTAAATGCTTCTTGTGCCTTTACAATCTGTTCCTGTTTTTCAATATAAAGACCAGTAGCTTCGTTCAATACCCACTTTGTTACATACTGAACAGATTCATACATCGGGTCAGAGTAAGCGCATTGTGCAGAAGGCATATAAACAGCGTCGATTGTCGCCATTGAGTAGTCGTCAGCAACTGTATTATCCTCACAGAGATTACCAGTTCCACGAGAAGAAACACCCATTCTTACGCCGTCAGAAAGAAGAGATTCAAGAATCTTACCACATGGGGTAGAAAGAACTTTAGCTTTACCGATAGCAATATTACCATCCATCTTCAAACTTGTAATAAGAATTGCAGAACGGTCAGGGTTGATTTCGATAGATTCCGGATGAGAAAGTTCACCAAGAGCTTCACGAGATTCAATAAGTGATTGGAACTTATTTACTTCACGTTCAATAATGCCACGTGGATATACACGTCCATTTCTGTTCTTATCTACAGCCTGTAAAAAAGGACCTGTAATATACATTCTCTTTATGCCATTGCCTGCGTCTTCATTAATAACCTTACTTTCTGCAATAGCTTGTTCATTTAATAGCTTTTTAGCTTCCATATTAAAACCTCTAAAATTAGCTTTAATATATTTATAATTTATCAAATGAAAATTTCAGAAATATAAGAAAAAACCTTAGATTTTACTCTAAGGTTTTTAAATTTTTGCTAATCAGTAACAATTAGTCTTCTTTGGCTTTTGGAGTACCAGACCAAGTATTGTCTGTTTCGAAGTCAAATTCGACTTTAGCATAATCCGGGCTGAATACAGCAGATGCATCAGTGATGCCAGAGAATGCAGATGCTTCGACAGTGCCATCAGTAATGAAAGTTGGAGCTGTCCATGCAGACTGAGGAAGCTTGTTGAATACACGCTTGTTGAGAGCAGATGCACCGCCAGAAAGTTCATAAACCGGTTCAGTTGTGTAGTGATACAAACCGTCAGAATATGCCTTGCCATAAAGTGGATTGCCCTTAGGATCAGTTGCAGCTGATACCTTTTCATCAGTGTCCAAGAAGTACTTGTCAAGCTTCTGGAAGTAATCGTTACCTACGTTATAGATGTTGTCTCTATTCTTCATAGTATTTCTCCTTAAATTTTCCTATGCATGGATTTATTCCACACACCTATTTTATTTATGAAGAGATTTTCTGGTTTTTTGCAACTTTAGCTAACGGAGGAATCCGTCCATATAAAGTTCATACAGATTTTCTATCGTATCGGTCAATTCTATGCCTTCTTCTGACCTTACGGTTATCTTTTCATCGCCTAAAAGACAGGCATATTCTTGTTGGAACATCTGAATACCGAAGTCACGAATAATACGTTTCTTCCATGCTTCATCTCTTCCTGGAATTTCCCACCATTGAATTTTTGCTGCAACGTAACTGGAAATACCAGCAGCAGCCTTAGTCCAGATGTTATAGAACTCATTCATACCGTGAGGAGTAGAGATAAGAATCATCATAGCATCTTTTCTAGCAGATTGAGTCGGGAACACAGACTTAATAAAGTCCTTAGCATCTTCTTCCGGCAAGAACGCAAATTCGTCCACAAGCATAAGGTCAACGGACTTACCACGAATAGCAGATGAACCAGAAGCGGCGCAGAATATCTTAGTTCCGTTATCGAAACCTATACTTTCTTTTGACCAGCCACCTCGGTCAGGATTAATGCCTTGCTGCATCCATAAAGGAAGTTTAAGAATAGCAGAACGTATTCTGAGCATAATTTCTTTTGCTTGGTCTTCCTTGTTAGCAAGTACCGCAATAGTTTTATCTTTATTAAATAATGCATACCATAGAATATAAAGTGTAGCAATCGTAGTTTTACCACACTGACGACCCATCATACATATTCTGTTATTACGAATAACACCCTCTTTGTCATAATACTTACCGATAAGCATTTTTACAATACGCTCTTGGTATTCTCTTAGTTTGATAGGTGCTTCACCATCATCAGTCAAGATATAAAAATAATCAGCGAAATGAAATATATCACGTGAGCATTTGATATATTCATCCATTTGCTCTTTTGTAATTTCAACTTCTTCGTTATGGCCGCGAAGCTCGGCGGTTTTCATCCACATATATAGATTCTCACAGATAGTTAGCTAGATTATACTATATATTTATAATTTGGATTTTCTTTTTATATTATAAATAATGTATGGCAAATTACAAACAAACAGATTATGATCCGTCAGTAAATGGTTATTGGCGTGGCACTATAGATAACGCACCGAATTACGGTTATCCTAATAATTATTATTTCGCAGATACAATGCGTTCATTGTTTATCGGGTTCGGTAATTTCTTTAATGACTTAAGCGTTGTTCGCTTTAATAAGAATGGTGAACCTGTAAAGACAATCAATGTGCCTATCAAGTTCGGTCCAAGAGCTAAGTCTCATGACTTTAGAACTGAAGAAGAGTCTGGTAAGAAATATTATATTTCTTTGCCTAACTTGACTTATAGGCTTGATTCCATGCAGTTCGCAACTGAACGTGCAAAAGGTATCTATGAACAAAGAGCATTTTATGAAACTGACTTAGAAAATGCTGGTATCAGAGGCGCGATGCAAGAACAGTTCTGGTCTGATGTCCAACCAGTTCCATATAATTTTACAGTATCAATGGAAGCTAACTGTGAGAAAATGTCTGACGCACAACAGATTGTAGAACAAGTTGCAGTAAGATTCCAACCAGCAGCATTCTTTGACGTAAAAGAATTTTGGTTTTTCAATAAGCGTAGAAGCATCAAGTTAAAACTTGAATCTATAAACTGGACAATCGATTCCGATAGCATGGGTGAAGAAGACTGGAGAAAAATTACAGTATCTTTCTCGTTTACTATGGAAGCGGTTTTATATAAACCCATTAAAGATGCACGTATTATCGAATGTATTAATACTTTTGTATCTACCGGTAATGATAGACTTCTTTATCATGCAGCTACATTCGGAAATAAGGATGGTAGCTTAGATCATAGATATGATTTTGGTCAGATTTATAATACCAAAGTCGGTAACGTTTATAGACTTGTAGGAAATCCTACGACTACTCATACCTATGATGAATCTGGAAATCCATTAACACATTTCACAGTTTATAATTATGAAAAGACTGATGAATTGACTACTTATGATGCTGATGCAATGCAATTAAGTTCTGTATCGTCCAGATTCTATTCAAGTGCTGCGCCATTAATTCCTAGTGCTTTGCCAGCAAATGAAAGAAATAATTATTATGAAAAGTATGAAATAAAAAATGGCGTATATACTCCTATTCCTGAATTTGTGTATGATGCGGCACAGGACAAATATGTAGATAAGATTATGGTTACTGCATATTCTGGTGAATATCTTACACAGAAGTTCTATCAGTCGATGTCTGGTATCAACACATTTACAGATGACACTGTAACATTTGGATATAAGGAAATGGTAGATGAATATGGTAAACCTTATTCAGCCTATTATACTACTTATTTTGAAGAAGGTACATTTAGCCCTACATTAGAAGAACAGAAAATCATGGGAACAGATTTTGTTTATAATGTTTCTTCGACCGAAGGCGGAAAGAAAGTAGAAACAACATTTATTGGTAGTAAGTTTAACATTCCAAAGTTTATAAACGGATAAAAGAAAGGAAATTTTTATGGCAGTATCTTATGCAAAATTATCAGAAGGTAAAGAAAAGAATCTTGAGACTATTATAGATGATGAAGCTACCTATGTTGCGGCGTTTAAAAGTGGAGAAGATAATTATAAAATTCCGATTGGAGATTTTAAAATTCCAGAAAATACTGGTTCAAATGTTTATACACTTACAGTAAATCGTGCAAATGAACAAGGCGCCAGATTAAAAGTATATGATGAAGGCGGTGCTGAAATTTCTGGTTCTGAAGCGATTGATGTTTTAGACGGTTTAGTAGAACATGGCTATACTATTGTTGCAAAAGTAACAGACGATCATACATTACCTATTTTTGATAATTATAATGAACCGGTTTATACATTTAGGCTTGTCTGTATAGATACATATGGTCGTGCACAAAAACACAGATATACTTTTGAATATATTGATACCACTGATTTATATGGTAATGCTATTTATGTATTAGAATTAAAAGTAGGTGATTCTGTAGAAATTTTTGCGAATATTACTTATCATAATTTATATAGTAGAAATCCAGAATCCGCTATTACTAGTACAGATAGTGGCACATTAAAATTTTATAAATTATCTAATAATGGAAGGTTAGGTTTACCGATTAATGTAAATAATAAAGCTGTAGGTACAGCTAGTTTTGGTGCTTTTGAGTGGGATGCAGATAATAATTCTAACAATCATTTAATACTTGATCCGCCTACAAGTGAGCAGGTCAAATTAAGAAGTGAATTTTTAATTAGATTGACTCATGGCACAAATTTGGATAATTTTTTACATGCATCTCATGATTCGCCAGCGTGGAGCAACTTTCCGGTACCTAATAAAATAGTATTACCAAGTGTAAATGACGGCGTAGAACGCTTTGTTGAAATTTACACGAACAAAGATTCTTGTAGTGAATCGTCTGATGATTTACTTGATGATAATTACTGTATATTTAAAATAACCGCTATTGGTTATGGATGGGAATTTACACCGCTTGTTAATTGTGGTATGTGGCAAGATGCATATCCAGGTGTACTTGCTCTATATCAATTACGTGTAGGTGATTAATAATGTATTATAAAGTATTAGTAGTTATTGATAAAACACCGACGACTATCTTAAAACCTGAGGTTTTAAAACCAATTATTAACTATCCAATATGGGTCAATGATAGGGCACCAGATTTTCCACGTAATAAAACAATATCTATTAATATTAATAGGGCTATAACACAGCAGTTAATAAAAAATAATTTATATTTGATAACATATGATTATATTTTTATGTTAGATTCCGATTGTGTTATACCTGAAAATGCGATTGAAATAATGCTTAATGAAATCAAACCGAATGAAACATTATGCATACGAACAAAGGCAGACTATAATCATGTAATTTGTTCTGCATGTTTGTTATCATTAAAAGATTATTTAAGTGTTAATTTTAATACAGAAGATTGTCATTGTAGGCATATGCCAAATCCTCGGTATATAGATGGTTTAGTTGGATATGAATTAAAATAAAAACCGCAATTGCGGTTTTTATTTTTATATTTCTTCTGATACAAATATATTTGTCGGATTTGATGTAACATCTGATTCAGGAACAATAATATTCGTGTTTTCAGAATCATTCTCAAATATTAATCCAGTAAATCCAAAGTCATATCTATCAGGGTCCTGATATAGATAATTTGTTTCAGGAACTAAATTAAAATAGCTTTTAACCTGAAAATTAATATCATATAGTGATGTAATTGGTTCAGTTCTATGTAATGAATCAATTAGCTGTTGTATTACAGTCTTAGACGTTCCATTAAATCTTATAATAATACCATAAGCATCAGTTTCTAGATCAATACCATCTTCAGTGCCAATAGGATATGTATAATAGAAGTATTTTCCACTGGAAACAAAAGCAAAAGTAAATGTATTTTGGTTTGAAACTTTAAATTTATAGCCTAGATTGGTTAATGTAAAATTAGTGCATTGAGATGTATATTTTGGAAATCCAACCTCATGCCATTCAAAAATTTTACTATTATCAGGTCTTTCGTAATAGCCTAAATATAGTGCATTATTTATATTTGATACAAATGGTAAATATAGCTGTGATAATTGTACTGTTACTGGGTCAAAAATCGTCTTTGCCTTTGATGCTTCTGAATCAATATTCCATGTATATGTATAGGCATGAATACGGCACGGGTTTTCATCAGTAAGTGAAATATTTTGAACTGATAATTCGGTTGTAATTCTAATTATATAGTATAATTTTCTTAATGCACGAGTGACTGGCTTAATTTGATTTACAACTTGAATAATAGCTGCAGCCTGTTCATTAAAACTTTTAAATGTTTGATATTTGGTATTGACTAAATCAATATCAAAACGAGATGTTAAAAAGAAATTTTTAATTTGAGCATTTCCACTATAAGATGAATTTGCAAGTTCAGCAATATTTTCTCTAAGGTCATTTAATTCTTCAGCTCTAAATAAATGATCAGAACTTTCTGCAAAATTCTTTAATGTTTCTTGCGCCCTATCAGACCAGATTTCTGTAATTGATGTACAAAGGCCAAGCATATTAAGAACATATTGAATACCAATATATGTTCCTTTTATCTGGTTATATGTTGGCATATTCTTATAAAGATATTTTATAAGGGCAATAGCTTGTTCTTTTATATCTTCATTATATACCATTATGCATCCTTCTTTTCATCCTGACCTTTTTTAATATCTTGCTTATGTGTCATGAAAGTCACTAAGTCATTAAAATTAGGTTTAATTTCAAAATTAAATTGAGACTGATAATATTGAACTAATGGATTTTCAATTCTATCAATATCATTAAAATTATTTATACGGGCAATTTTTTCAAGAGTACTAATTGCATTACCATTATTTAAACTTTCTTGTGATGTATTCAAGAACAGCTCAGTAAATAACACAAATGCGCCATACTTATCGTCAGACATATATTTAGGAATATATGGCTTAAATTTATAAAGTCTGCCTTCATCTTGAACAATAAAATCTTTTAATATTGCTTCAGCAAATGTAAGAGATTTAATTAATGCTGCAATATCTGGACTTTCTTTAGATAAATCAATCCATGCATCGACAATTACATTACCACGTCGATTTATATTGTTTATAATAAATGTCAATGTACCAGTTGATTTATCATAAGTTAGCGTATGTCTATCTATTACTCCAATACTGCTTTCACCAAGTTCTACATGTGGTATAAAGTCCCATAATTCTTTATTCGGATTATAAACTTTAACTTTTGTATGGCCAATTATGTGGTTGTTAAGAACTCTATTTTCTGGATATACTTCAACAAATTCAATAATAAGATGTTTTATATTATCTTCTGTTGGTTCTACCTTTATTACTTTCCATTTATAAGAGTCTTCAGTAGTAACTTCTAATTTATTACCAGAAATATCAAAAAATGTAAATTTAAATTTGTTTTCAGAACATTCATCTGAACCAAAATATTCATGGTCTAAATCAAAAGTAAAAGTATATAAGTTACCATTACGGTTTACTTTTAAATTTTTTATATAATTAATAATAGCATAAGGTTCATTGCCAGTTTCATCGCCTGGAACACCTTTATTATATCTGCTTGCTTTTAATACATTAATATTTTCGGTATCATTGCCATCAGCATCTAATGTGTCAACCGTTTCAATGCCGATTTCACATAGATCAAGTAGAACTTCAGACTTAACCGTTACTTTTGCCTTGAAGTCAAGATTATCGAACATTGAAACTATAGTAGAAGTAATATCTACACCATTAAGTTCTGGTGGTATTAAATTGACTATAATATTTTCAACACTGGACGATATATGAGCAGTAGCTGGTTTTGAATCAAAGAATATAACGTCATCAGCATAATCAGCTTTATTAGAATTGTATGTGCCACCATATACCAACAAATCTCGTGGTTTTGGTGTATCATTATTTAATGCAGTATATTTAAAATACCAGTTTTCAGCACGATTTAAATCTTCTTGGATCGAATCAAAGAGTCTGACAGTATTTTTTATATTAACAATGTTTGTTACTTTTATTGCCATACTATACGTCCCAGAGTCCTATTGTATCAAATGATTTTTTATCCAATGTATTGAACTTAATTTTAGGCCAATCTTTCTTACATTGATTTGCTACAGTTGACTGCAAATAAATCTTGGTAATGATTGGATTCTTAAGCATAATTGTTTCTTGACGCTTATTGTCATTGGCAATATGGTTATTAAGTTCAACTTTATATTTTCTTAACAATTCGCAACCATGCTTGACTATAAAGTTAATCGCATTTCTGACATCCTCATCGACGCAACAATCAACAAACCCAGCAAAGTCATCTGTCATAAGAACTCTCGTTTTAAATGAATCGAAATCAGTTAAAAGAATATTCTTGTCATTCGTGATTAGACCTATATTTTTTGCTGTGAACCAAGCATCAATATTATGGTAATTCCATAAGAACTTTTTATATGCTGTTATTTTAAGGCTCTTAATTTCGTCTTTTAATAACTCGGAATAAGTCATAAAGTTAGACCAGCTTTCATTTTCACCAGTCTTAACAATCGTATTGATAAACTCAGTATATAATTGAGTTCCTTCTACCTGAATAAGGACATTGTTTTTAGTTAACGGATTATTGGAACCTAAATAAATTGCATTAGGATTCAACGTAACTGGATATTGCGTAGCCTTCGCAATTTCCTTTAACTTGTCAACCAACATATCATAGGTAGTAGCAATATAGCCAGTAATAACACTTTTGGATATAATCGAATCTATATCCTTGCTGCTAAATGGCATTACAACCTTGTTGACATTAAAAATATCTTTATTACTAATCATTTATATATTTATAACAAAAAACCGGGTTAAAAACCCGGCTAAATTTGAAATATCGCTTAAAATTAATAACCGATAAGACCGACAACCCACGGCTTAGCTACATTTGGAATTTCTGTGATTTCCAACTTAGTAAGCATGACCGGAACCGGAGTATTGAAAAGTTCAGCATTTCCCTTCATCTTTTCATCAGAATTCTTGAAAAATTCAGCATACTTTTCACGAAGCTCCTGAACCTTCTTAGCATACTCTTCCATACGGGTTTCGTCAAGGACAGGTTGATTCTTTGCGTCAAATACAATCTGATCACCATTCTTCTTAGCGAATTCTCTAATAAGCTGGTCATTTTCCATTGCGAACTTCTGGAATTCAGGTTCACGACGCTGGTCATAAAGCTGCGACATGAGCAGATTATATGGCTGTGCAAGAACTTCACAGTTCTTAAACATGCACCAGGAATATTTAGCAGTAATACCAGGTTCATTAATCTTAGAATTAAATTCCTCGAATAACTGCTTAATCTGCATGTTCGTTAATTGAGTTTGTTCTACTTTCATTTTTTATCTTTCTCCATTTTATTTAAATAAGGAATTAAAATCTTTTGTAAGTCCTGACATTTATGCACTTCAGCTGTTCCAGTTTCCTTCGGTGGAATATGAATTAAAACTAAGTCTTTAATCTTTATGTCAGTATGTTTTTCAAGTATCGCTTTATATATGTTCAACTGTAATTCATAATGTGAAATATTGCAGTCATCCAGCTTATCAAATGGCGGTTTAAGTTTATTATACTTATTTGCAAATTCCCATTTTTTATTTGTCTTCCAGTCGATAATAGCATAAGAACCGTCACGTATATCTTTGGCTAAAAAGTCAATCGTTCCACAAAGACCCCAATCTCTATCATAGACAATTAATTCGTTTTTGATAGGCATATAGATCTTTCTCATATCTGTCATCATCTTCTTGAGCTTCTGCTTACGATAGTCAAAGTCTTCCTTGATTTCAGGATATTTTTCAAATTCCCTGTCATCAGGATAGTATTCTTTATTTTGCCAACCAAGTTCAGCAACTGCGTGAACCATGGTGCCAAGACTACATGCAATATCACCAGAATGTTTCCATTCCGCTCTTAACTTCTGTGCCGTTTCAGTAATAAGCTTCTTGACTTCTTCCTTACGTTTCTTATCACGAATTTTTGACAAATCTACATTAAGACCGTCTGCAGTCAATTTCTTAATTGCAGAACGTTCAGCTATAAAGTCCCAATCTTTGTCAGCTTCAAATTGTCCAACAAAGGTAGTAACAGACGTATAGTTTGTTCCTACAGAGTCAGTATACTTATGAGGTTTTTCGTCAAAAAATATATCGTTAAATGCAGTCCATAATTGTTCGTATATATCCATCTATTACCTCTACTATTTTAATTTCGCCCATTCTAGTCTAATACGTTTCATCTGTTTATTATATGAACTGTCTGCCCATGATGGCATGTTCTGTTCAAACTCTTCGTAACTTCCGCCTATACGCTTCCACCAGCATGCGAGAGAAAATACCTGATTATGTCTTTCACCATCCTGTGTATTTTCAATAC